TGACCAGGCCACCTCCGAGACCGTCTCAGCCTCGTCAACCCAGGCAATCAGGATGCGAGCCTTACCCTTGAGCGAGTCTAGGTTGTGACGCATGCCAGCGAAGACGTAGTGAACCCTGCGGTTCTTGGTGCGGACGTACTTCTCGCCGATGTCAAAATAATCATTAAGCCACGGCACCGAGCGGATGGCCTGTTTGACTTCCTCAAGGGATGAATCCTCAAGGCTGTTCATGTACTCACGGGCGCAAAGGATGGAGCCCGAGATGCCAGCCTCAGCGAACATGTAAGCTCGCACAGCGGTCATCATAGCGAAGGTGCGTGTCTTGCCTGAGCCTCGGCCTCCGTGGGCTCCACGGTAGCGAGCGGGGCCAGTGAAGACGGGTATTAGCTTAGGCGGCAGCTGTAGCTGCACTGTAGTCATTCTGGCGCCGTCAGTTCGATGACCGTCGGTTTGGTTGCCATGCTGCCATCAGAACTGGTGTGGTCGATACGATCGCCATAACGCTTAGGTGCGCGTCTGGCAGCAATCCATTTGAGCGCGTCGATCTTCACGCGGTCGGCTGATGCGCTTTCAGCATTAACCGCCATAGCCGCATCGTAGATATCGTTTTCGAATAAGTCAGCAGCAAGCTCACGTGCGCGCGCGTACTGCTTTGTGGATTCGTCGTCTACCGTCACCCATCGAAGAACAGTTGCCGACGTAACTCCGAAGTCTGAGGCGATCTGGCGCAGCGTTCTACCTGAAGCAACCTGCTCACAGATGACGCCGATCCTATCTTGGGTATCGATGCCGGTCATTAGATTTTCGCCTGTCACGAAAGTGGATAGATGCCAGAACTATATCACGCATCCATAAATGAAAAAGCCCGCTTCCGTGAGGTTGCGGGCTTAGTGGTCACCGAGTACCGGCCTCGGCAGCAATGCATTTCTGCATTTCACGGATTTGAACCGTGTCTCACCTGATCTCGACCAACGAGATGGAATTGAACCATCCTGCTCTTTTTGCCTTTCGGCGAATTCATTCCGCACCTGCGGGCTGGCGCCCTAAATCACGCATCTCAAGTCTATCGCTCTTTCGCCATCAGCGCGACAACTGACGAAATGGGTACAGCTAACCCTGGCTAACACATTTCCTGCATTGCGCTATCCGTTAGAGGTTCCGGAGTCATAGCAAACTTTGCAGGTTTTACCGATGTGCTGACGGCGACAGCGGCGGCGTTGGTTATTCGGTTACAGGATTCGGGTTACTTCGTTGGTTTCGGTGTTGATGCGATAAAGTGAATACTCGCAGCGTACAAGCATGTACCCAACATGCAAATTAATTTCCACGATCAAATCACCGTTATAACACTTTGCAGATTCGTGCATGGTCTTGCTCCTGTCGGTTGGCGTAATAGTTATTCTGCAACAACTTCATCAGGTGTCAATTGAGTTTCGACAATTGTCACAGCCCGCTCTTCAAACTGGCTGGCAATATCATCATGTCCGGCTTCACGGATTTCTTGAGCCGAGTTCTTAAGCATTTCGGCCAATTCTTCTGGAGTCTTTTTAACGCGAATTCCGCTCATTTGGATTGTCCTTTGTAATGGTAATTGTTATTCGGCTGGTCAATGCCAGGATTCGAACCTGAAGAATTACTCAGGACTTTGCAGCGCTACATTATCCCAAAACACCAGCATTGTGTGGCGACCGTTTTCCACCCAGTCAACTACATTGACCATGCGAATAACAACTTCAGATTTAAAGAGCGTTTAAATGAGTAAGGGCTTTTTATCGAGTGCCCCAACATTCATCTCGGTGGTGGCCGGTGTCGATCTCCGGCGTGATGGTTGCGTTATTCCCATCTGCATATACCGCGCACCTTTGGGATGTCACTTGCATCGACCTGCTCATTCACCACGAATCCATAATCGCCCATAAGAGGATTCATGTCAACACCCATCCAGAAATAGATTTCATACCACAATCAAAAACCTGACTTCTGAGTAAGGAATTTCTGTGCAGCACTGAGGGAAAGCTGAGGGGTGAGTTTTCCCTCAGGTTCCAAGCGTCTAAATCAAGGGTTTCAGTGATTCTGAGGGGTTGAGGGGTGGGGGTATATATATTTTTTTTAATAGAATTTTTTTTACAGCCGTAAAGGTGCGAGCGGAGATTTTACCCCTCAACCCCTCAATAACGCTGAAACGTAGGCGTGGCATGGCCTGGAGCTGTGCTAGTCGTAATATCACACGGCCCCATAAAACTGCACAGGATTTGGCAAAAATGGCATAAATTAGGAAATAAACCTCAAAAACTCAAAATCAGCACAAGGTAATTGACAAGCCAAAGCGCATGAGTGAGGATTGCCACTCACAAAGCACAAAATATGCACAGGGCTGAAATTATGACTGAGTACAAGGTTAACAAGACCCCGCTTCCTGACCGTGTGACAACCAAAAAGAAGACGGCTTACCCGTTCAAGGAGATGGCTATTGGCGACTGGCTCTACGTTGAAGGCATGCTCAATGCTGAGCGCATTCAGAACTCCGCGCATGCCTACGGGAAAACCAGCAAGACCGGCTTCAAACTTTCTCGACGCAAAGACCCAAATGAGGAAGAGCAATATTTTCTTGTGAGGGTTAAATAATGGTCGATAACCCGCTAGCCGGGATCGACATATCAAATATCCCTGACTTTGATATGGCGCCAGTCCAGGCTTATTCAGATGTAATGCCCGACGAAGAAGACTTTGAGGTCAATCTATTTGACGTCGGCGTTGGATTTGCCGATACCAATGATTATGAACATGAGGTGGCCGCAGACTTAAAAGAAGCTGCGCCTGTTAAGCGTTCTCCTGAAGACCTGGCTAAAGCCCCTCATCCGCGCAGAAAGCCAAAGTCGCAAGTTACGCAGACGGCTGAAGAGATTGAGCAGTTTATACAGCTGCCTGACTCGATCAGGGATACTGTAATTGGGCGCTATGCAACTTCGGTTGCCAATGCCATTGAGTTTCCTGAAATGAGCGCATTCATGGTGTTCCTGGCTTGCGCTAGCGCGTCCGTAGCCTGCAATTACGCAGTGCAATTCAAGTTCGGAGATAGCCTTCCGACTGGTTTGTATGTGATTGTTGAGCAGCCACCATCGACGCAGAAGAGCCGGATATTAGGCGCCGCACTCAACTCGTATTTGATGAGCATGGGCAAGCACAACCGTATCGTTTTTGGGAAGCTGCGTGAGGCCAAGGAGGGTAATCCGGAGGTTTCTGACTGGTTGCGGCCTGGGTTCTTATCGACCACGGATGCCACAACGGCAGCAATGGATAAGGCAATGGCAGGGCTTTCCGAGGGTCGATTTGTGATTGCGACCGACGAAAAATCCATTCTCGGCTCGCTGTTCCCGCCACCAACATCGTTTGCTAGCAGCAACGATATCGTCTTGAAGGGCTACACAGGGGATCGCGTGGCCTCTATGCGTAGCGGGCGCCTGGCATTCAGTGGTAAGGCAAACGGAACGGTGGTAATCAACGCCCAGGGCGGCGCAGCGGCTCGGATTCTTCGCGAGTCAGATGGCTCTGGTATGGCTGAGCGTTTCTTCTTTGTGTCAGAACCTAGCTATTTGGGCTCTAGAACATTCGATGAGACACCGATTGATCTTGAGCTGAAAAAGTCATACGACAACGCTGCAATCGGATGCGTTCAGGCGTATTCGAAAGCAGTCCTGAAAAATGCGATGGCTGATGAACCATCAAAGGTCACGCTTGATCCGGAAAACCTTGAGCAATTGCGGCTAACGGCTGCTGGCTACGAAAAGATCCGCACCTATCGCAGAGAGAATGAGCCGCTTATGGCCGAGCTTGAGCGCGCTGGCGAGATGGTAATGCTTTCTTGGCTGGGCAAGTTTGAGGCTCATGTGATCAAGATTGCTGCCGTTCTTCATGTGTACGAGTGCATCGGCAATGGCAGCAAGGTATCCAGCGTTATCACTGACAAGCTTTTGGTTGCTGCAATGGAGCTGGTTGACCTCATGGCAGATCACCAGCAACAGATGATTCGCGATTCAGGCGATTCAGGTAACGATGCTGAAGAGCAGGTCGTAATCGAGGCCTTGGGATCATCGAAAATGGCCGTGCGATCTTTGCTTCAGAAGATCCGTTATCGCAAGCCGTTCAGCTCAATGGGTAAAAATGGTTATGCAGCTGCCAAGCGCAGGGTCGAAACAATGATTTCTGCTGGCGTGATCATCGTAAATTCGTCTGGATCCCTGGAGGTTGTATGACTCCAGAATCCATGATCTTTGACGTTTACGGGCTTCGTTTGCGGTCAGTTCCGAGAGATGGGCTATTCAGAACCTTTCGCATAAACGAGCTGCATAATGGCTTTCTAATAGCGATTGAAGATGTTGCGGTTTTCGGCTCCGTGATCTACGGCGAGCGGTTTGTAGTTCGGCCAGGCGAGTACATGGCCTATGCAGGTCAGCAGAACGAGTCGGCAAAAATCCGTCAAGAATGGCTTATCTGGGAAGCCGCCAGGTCAATGCTTGAGCGTGGCGAGCGGCTGAGTCGAGAAGATGGCGAGCGATTGGCGCTGGCCGTGCAGAGATTGGAGATGTGGTTATGAGCTTAGAAAATCCAAAGGTTGGGATGGTTGTGGTGCGCAAGGCGTCCGGCTCTATGTACACGATAGAGATCGTTGAGGCGGATAGAGTGAGACTTGTCCCGTATTGGTCGGGGCGCAATTGTCGATCAACGTGGAAGTCGATAACCCATCTGAATAATGATTACAGACAGGAGCAACAAAAATGAGCACTGAGAAAATGCGGGAAGAGTTTGAGGTTGCATATATACGTGATCTAGTTGGCAGTAGCACGAAAGATGCGCCGCTTTGGCTGGAGCGTGGCACTGATGGTGAGTACCGGTCCTTTCAGGCTCGTGGCGCCTGGTGGGCATGGAGAGCCTCAATAGCAGCAATTGAGGTTGAGCTTCCCGAGCCATTCGGTGCATTTGGCTGCATGGGTGAAGGAATGGGTGAGGCCGATACAGTTATTGATTATGAGGGCGCCGTGGAAGCCATCGAATCCCTCGGCATAAAGGTAAAGCCATGAGCGCCACCATCCAACTCATAGCAGCAGGAATCACCCTGTATTGTATTGGCGACACCTTAATTTTCTTCGCCCGCATCCTTTTCGGAGGCCCAATATGCTGACTATTTACCTAATGATCTGTTCGTTCGTTCTTGGTGGATATGTTGCCGCTGCATTTGAGCGCAAGGAAAGCCTGCCATGGGCGATCTGGATAATGATTGTTTTCATTTCTCTTGCATGGCCGTTGATACCAATACTTGT